AATGTGAAATTGTAAAACGTCAATTTGATTTTAGAGGCGATATAATAAACTATGATGCAGTACGAGGTAAAACTGTCTATGGATCTATTTTAGAATGTTCAATTATGGATTCATTTATAATTATGGGTATTTCTTTTTTAAAAGAAAAACCGGATCTTTGTTTTGAAGTAGAATAATCAAATATAAAAATAAAATATAAGAATGAAAAAGAAATGTGGAGTGATAATTTTACCACAAACAATAGCTTATAGATTCTTTTTAAGAGGGGCACAATGGCAGAAAGAACAACTACTTGTTGAAATAGAAAAAGCAGAATCAGAATCATTTGAAGGGTGGTCAGAAGAAGCCAAGAATGGTTATTTGACAGCTTTGTGCAAGATTTAAAAATATATAATTATGATACTATTTAAAAAGCAAACACATTCAGAAGCAATGAGGAAAAAAGCATTAAAGTCCTCACTTAGAGTAATACTAGGGTATATAGATACTGTTGCAGGTAATGGTCATTTTTCTTATAATATTGACATAAAAAAGGATCTTACATCATCTGGTCTATCAAGAGATATAGTTGATACTATGAAAATTGAATTAGAGAAGATGGGATATAAAATAACTATTGTTGAAGACAGATTTCAAATAAAGTGGTAATCTAAAAACATACAAACATGAACGAGATAAATATGGAAAAGAAATATAAAATCTTATACTGGGCAGATAATGATTTTGCTGTATTTGAAGTAGAAGAAAGCGAATATGGCGAAATAGATTCAGAGCTCGGATCTCCATTAATGATCGGCTCACTTATTGATTGTGAAATGCTTATTGCATTAAAAAATAAAAATAATTAAAATTTAAAATAAATAATATAATTATGGAAAATCAAAAAATAAAAAAAGTACAAACAGAAACTATGTATGAAGTTGAATTTAATAATAAATTTTATACAGTAGTTCATTGCGAAGATAATAATCATCAGAGCGGATATTCATCTTGGGAAATTTATGATGATAATGGTGATGAAATACAAGGTCGATTAGAGGAAAAATTAATAGAATTTATTCTAGAAAATGCAGATTTGCCATATGATTTACTTGATAATTAAATTATAATTTCTTAATCTTATTTTTTACTTTTACAAAAACAAATTTATGCAAGAATCAAATATCAAATTAGAGATCGAATTAAAGTATAATGTATCTCTCTACCCAGAAAAAGTTAAATTTCATAAAAGCATTATTGAGTATTATTCTGCAAAAAAGAAACTATCTGATACTCAAATTAATCGACTTAAAAACCCCCTATATCCTATTCCTGGAGTAACTACTAAATAGTAATAAAATAATGATAAAGAAAACTAACTGGATGACCTCAGATTTGACTGCTCATATCACCGAATCTAAGTCTATATCTAAAGAAGAAGTACAAAAAAAAGTAGCGTCTTTGCAAAAAAAGACTTCTTCTTTGATCTCAGAATCTGAAGAGTTATATTCAGTTGCACCTACTAGTGAATTATATAGTATAATTAATATTTTAGAAAACATAATTAGAGAACTAGATAAATTAAAATAAAGATATGAAAAAAGTTTATAAATTTTATATGTATAAGACTATACAAAATAGTTTTATTCAAATAGCACTACTTCCAGGATTTTATATAACTCACTCTAAGCAATCTCATTTTATAGAATCTGGTATTTATACAGATATTTTTATAATCGGTTTCAATTTTCTTATTTGGGATTTTGGAATTCAAATTTTTAAAGACATATATTAATATGGAAAATTTAAACTCTGTAGCATTCATTGCTCGAATTAATCAAATTATACCTATACCAGGCGCCGATAATATTGAACAGGCTATGGTAGGTAATTGGTCTTGTATTATCAAAAAAGATCAATATGCAGAAGGTGATTTAATAGTATGTGCAACCACAGACGCGGTAATACCAGAAACATTGGCTGAAAAAATGAATGTAACAAATTATCTACGTTCTGGCAATCGTGTTCGAACTATCAAGCTTCGTGGTGTGTATTCAGAATGTTTGATCATACCTTTTATGTATACTGAAATGGAAATTTCAAAACTGAAAGAGGGCATGGATGTAATGTCATATATGAGCATTGTAAAGTATGAACCTCCAGCAAAACAAATTCAGCTTGCTTCTGGTAAAAAAATTAGATATTCAGAAAATCCAAATTTCCCTATTTACTATAAATTTCCAAATATAAAGAATGTGAATAATATGTTTACTCAAGAAGATATTGTTCAAATTACTAGAAAAATTCACGGTACTAATGCTCGATATGGCATTGTAAAAAAGAATAAATTTACTCTTTGGGATAAAATAAAAAGATTTCTTAGAATCACTGATGAGTGGTATCAATATGAATTTGTAATAGGTTCTCATAATGTAGAAAGAGGCTCTGATTCTCAAGGGTTTTATGATACTAATGTATGGTATGAAATAGCTGATAAATATAAGATCAAAGAAAAACTTTGGAATTTTGCAAGACAATACTCAACTCCTGAAGATTTTGGATCTGGATTTATAATATATGGTGAGATCTATGGGGCAGGTATTCAAAAGAATTATGATTATGGTTTAAAAGATATTGAATTTGCAATTTTTGATATTAAAGAAAATGGAGAGTATTATAGCACAGAATCTACCGAAGCTACAACACGAGCGCTTTTAGAACTCCCACATATTCCAGTTTTATATTTTGGACCTTGGTCACAAGAAATTCAAGATTCTTTTACTTTTAAAAACTTTATTGAAGGCACAAAAGTACCTCATGAGGGAGTAGTAATAAAATTAGAGACAGGAGAAAGACAAAAGGTGGCAAAAGTTATAAATCCTGATTATCTTATTTATGGTGAAAAGAATGATATTGGAGACTCACATTAAAATATAATATGAAACAAGATGTAAATAGCATAGAATTAATAAATTCACAAGGGGAAGAGCTATTGGCAATTCGTACGGACTGTATTGAAAATAGTGGTCATGGGATATTTCTAAGATCAATTTATAGTATTATCAATAAAGACTCTTTGCAAATTACACTTTTTAATGAAGAGGAATTTCAAGATTTTATTAATGGTAAATTGAATATTGTAGAGCCTAATGGTAAAATTTGGAATAATATTAAAATTAAATAAAAAATATACAAATAATAATACTATATGACAATAGAAACATTAAAAAAATTAATACTTGCAGTAATTCCTAAATCAGATTTAGAGACTATTGATAGCGTAGATTTTATGTTTGATTTATATGAAAAAGATAATATAATCCCGCCTACAAATATAAGTCCAAATTATGTTTATGATTATCATACTACAAATTTCTATGATACTTGCTCATGTAATCCTAAAAATGGAGGATCTGGAGTTTGTAATTGTACGATGAGTGGAATTCCATTAACTTGCTAAAATAATATATAATATGTCAGGGGGTACTTTTAATTATACACAATATGCAATATCAAATATTATTGATACTATTGAGGATATAATAGAAAAAAATGGAAAAAATATATCAAAAGAAGATCGTGATATTTGGGATTCAGAAGATTCAAAATACTCAAATTACCCAGAAGATATTATCGAGGAATTTAAAAATGGAGTTAAGTATTTAAAAATAGCCCAAGTCTATGCTCAAAGAATAGATTGGTTAGTAGCATGTGATGATGGAGAAGATTCTTTTAGAAAAAGATTAAAAGAGGATTTAAAAAAGATAAAATAAATTATGAATAATACTAAATTTAAAGTAGGTGATAAGGCGTGGAAACCTAAAGGATATAAATTTCCATGTACGATAGTATCTGTATTTGAAACAGTTGCAGGCGAGATTAGAATAGTCGCTGAAATGGATAAATATGGATTGCTGCATATTTTTAACGAAACACAACTAGAACATTATGAATCTACAATGGAATAAAACATCTGAAATATTACCACAAGAATATAAGCTTGTAATATTACATAATGCACATGAAATACCTCTAGATCTATCTTTTGGATTTTATGAAGCAGACGGAGGTGATTGCAGTCCATCGTAGTGTATGAATGATAGTGGAGATTATTATGATTTGAGCTATTATGAATACTGGGCTGATATTTCATCTATTAATTTACCAGAATAATAAAATATGTTATATCACATTACTAAACCTGAAAATATTCCTACTATTTTAATTAATGGATTAATACCAGATTACAAAAAAGGTATTGGTAAGACAAAACAAGGAAAAGTGTTTATAACTAATAATATCCATAAAATAATAGATACTCAGCTAGGAAGAAATTATTGGAAAGAATTAGCTATATTATACATAGAATCTAATAATCATACTCCTTATATCTATAAATCAACAGGTAAATCAATCAATTCAGACTATGAATTTATATCAGATTATATAGCACCTGAATGTATTAAAAAAATTAAATATATAAAACTATGAATAAAATAGACATAGCTTATCAAGATCTCTTAAAAGATATTTTAGAGAATGGTACTAGAAAAGAAACAAGAAATGGACAAACAATATCAGTGTTCGGTAGACAGATACGACATAAAATGTCAGAAGGATTTCCTCTTTTAACAGGAAAGAAGATGTTTTTTAAAGGCATCGTAACCGAGCTTCTATGGTTTTTACGTGGAGATACTTCAATAGAGTATCTTTTAAATAATGACTGCAACATATGGACGGGAGACATATACAAAGCGTACCTAAAAGAATGTGAAAGATTGGAACAACTAAATAAAAAATAACAAATTTTTGGTTTCTGTATATTTATAATAAAAGGAACCAAAATGAGTCTAAAAACAAAAGTACAAAGTAGGTTATGTAACCTAAAAAATGGTGATTATAAAATACTATCACAAAAAATAAGAAGTATAGATATTTTATTTAAAGAAGAAATTGTGCTATCCACAGAGTTTCTAAACGAAGTAAAACCAACCATAACAGATAGGATTAGGTATATTTTGCAAGAAAAACAAGAAGTAAATAGATGTGGTCATTGTGACACCCCAATTCTTAGTTTACATAAAGTTTACTGTAGTCGGAAGTGTAACAATAACTCAGAACAAACAAAAAATAAGTTTAGAGAAAGGTACGATTCCTTATCTAAAAAGGAAAAACAGGAAAGGAATCAAAAAAGAACTGAAACTGTTAAGGAAAGATACGGTGGTTACACATTAGAAAACACTGAATTAGTTAAAAAAGTTAGAACAACTATGCTAGAAAGGTACGGTGTTGAACATTCTTTCCAAAGTAGTATTCTTAGGAATAAAGCTATTTGTACTTGGATAAGTAAATACGGTACAGATAACCCTTTCAAATCCAATTTAATAAAAGATAAAATAGTTGATGTATTAAGTAAAAAGTACAGTGTTACCAACGCAGCAAATGTTGATTCTAAAAAAAGAATTGGGAATGTAATGAAAACAAAGATTGAAAGGGGGTGGGTTATTCCTGATGAGTTTTTGTCCGATTATCAACTCTATAGAAAAATGGTTAAAAGACTATCTGAAAAAACTTATAAAGAACATAAAACTAAAATAAACCCAAACAATTTTGAAAGGGTTACGAATGGAAAAAGTGGATACTAATTGGACCATAAATACTCAATACTTGAAGGTTTTTTAAATGATATTGAACCTGAAATGATTAGCCATCACTGTAATTTACAAATGTTAGAGTGGGAAATTAATAGAGCAAAAAGTAAAAGATGTGATATTGAATTACAAGAATTAATAAAAGAAATTAAAAGTTATGAATAGTGAACATTTACACTCAGATGGCAGACCCTTTACAAAAGACGAGTTTGTAGAAAAAATAAAAACTGATAAAATTTTTGCCAATAAATTTGGTAATCTTGGCCCAGTATACGGAAAGCAGTGGAGAGCTTGGAAAACACCATACATTAAACCAAAAGATAGAGTTTTAGTTAAACCTAGTAATGGATGGCCAGATTTTAAATATATAGACCAAATCGCAGATGCAATCCATATACTCAAAACAAATCCAGATGATAGAGGTATAATTGTATCAGCGTGGAACGTGGGAGAGCTCGACCAGATGGTACTTCGCCCATGTCATAACTTTTTCCAGTTTTATACGAGAGAGTTGAGTAGACTGGAGAGATATCGACATCTTAGGCAGTATAAATATGGGGCAAAATATGACGTAGAGTATGGAGATGAAATGGCATATTATGATTCCATAGGAGTTCCCAAACGAGCAATCTCTTTAATGTTCAATATGAGGTCAAGTGATGTTCCATTAGGTCTTCCATTTAATATCGCATCATATGCGCTTCTATTAGAAATTATAGGTAAAATGGTTAATATGGTGCCTGATGAACTAATTACTAATTTAGGTGATGCTCATATTTACAAAAATCAAATAGATGGCATTAAAGAACAGTTAACAAGAGAACCATATGAATTACCAACGGTAAAAATATCCGATAGGGTTATTAATGATATTTCAGAATATACCTTGGATGATATTATTTTAGAGAATTATCAAAGTCATCCTGCAATAAAAATGCCACTTTCAAATTAAAAGTATATGGATAGAACATACCAAAATAAAGATTTTATAGCAGCAGGAAATGCTCTAAATACAGCTATAGATTTTGCTTTAGATATAGAAGTATTTTTATCTGCGATACTTATAGCAAAAGAAAATCCAGAAATGGAAGTGAGTGATATTATATTCAATGCTTTAAGAGAGTGGGACCTACAAATTCAACCAAAACCAATATCCGGAGATTTTTTTATACCAGTAAAAGAGGACCCAACTGATTATTATTATAGATTTGATTTCAATCTTAAAGTTGGTGATATAGTAAAGTTTGCGGAAGGTGCATTTGATGAATATAATAAGATGATGTATAATACAGCAAATTCTGAGTTAGCAGTAAAGCAAGGTGTTGTAACAGATATTGATTGTGTTATATCATCATTTTTAAATGGTTCGGCCTGGACGTGTAAAGTTGATTTTAATGGTGAAATAATTGAGTTATTATGTGGATTTTTTGAGAAAATTTAGTTATTTTAAAATTGATAAAATTGAGAAAATCAGATATGATTAAAAGAATAAAAAAATGGACTGATAAGTCTTCTAATAATAGGCAACATTTTATAGGATTTTGTATTGTAGCATGTCAATTAGCATGGTTTATACCTATTACTGTATTTGATGTAGCAAAATACGGCTGGACTAATCCCATTCCACTGCCAGATATATTTATGCAATTGGGTTTAATATTACTATCTATATGGGCAGGATCTAAAATTGCAATAAAAATTTTATATGAAAAAAACTAAATTAAATATTTGGCGCAGATTCTGTCTTAATTGGAAATTTGAATACAGATTTTTACATAAAGATTTTTATTATGGAATAAAAAATCTTATTCGCTGGTTTAAAATAATCTGGAAGGACAAGGATTATGATCATAGATATATATTTGATATTCTAAAGACAAAACTTAAACATCAAGCTTATTATATAGGTGAAAAAAATAGACATGTAAGTGCAAAGAGAGATGCTCAATTAATGATGACATGTGTAAGACTTATTGATAAAATTCAATCTGAATTCTATGCACATGAATATATGAATTATCATCATTGCGAATATTTATGGATTCCTTTAGAAGATAATAAAGATTATAGTACACTTAAAATAAATGAGATATGGGAAAAATTTGATGATTATTTTAAAAAGTATAAACATGCATATAAAGAAGTAACAAAACATGAAAAATTTATACTTGAAAATAATAGTAAAATTAATATTGCAATAAATATAGGGCATTATATGGAGAATAAAGCTAATAGAATTTTATTTGATATATTAGAGAATCATATACATAATTGGTGGGATTAACTTAGAATATCGATTTCCTTTTTCTTTTTTTATTTATTAATTTTACTGCGTAATATATACTATATCAATGGAATTGATTCTTCATATCATAGGGCTTTGTCCAGATCATTATAATCATCTTGATATATTAGATACTCTTGCAGTATTAAGTCTTTCAGATTTGATCTGGAGCGCTAAATTGGCATATTCTATATTCTTAATAAAGGTTAATCATATTTTAAAATCATGGCTAAATTAGGTTACTGTTGTATTTCTCTAGGAATTAATCTTGGAAAAGCCCATAAAGACTATATTTCTACTAATCGTACTATGATACATAGAACTTTTATAGAAAAAGGTCTATCATATGTGTCTGAACTTGCAATTGCAAATATAGATGACTGCCAAAAAGTCTTAAAATATAATATATCAAAGGGTATAAAATTATATAGACTTTCAAGTGATATGTTTGCATTCATGGGATTTTATGAATTTAGTCAATTGCCTAATTTTAAAACTATAGAATTTAAGCTTAAATCTCTTGGTGATTATATTAAATCTAATAATATTCGTGTAAGTTTCCATCCAGGTCCTTTTGATGTATTGGCTAGTGAAAATAGCGCAGTTGTAAATAAGACTATTATAGATCTTAATAGACATGCCCAATTATTAGATATGATGGGTCTAGACGCTACTCCATATTATCCTATTAATATTCATATCAATACTACAAAACCTACTAGAGAAGAGGCTGCAGCTAGATTTTGTACTAATTTTGCTAAATTATCCCACTCATGTAAAAGTAGGCTTACTTTAGAAAATGATGATAGTCCAAATCAATATTCAGTTAAAATGCTTTATGATCTAGTTTATACTAAAATAGGCACTCCTATAGTATTTGATCAACATCATTTTTTATATGGTCCTCAAGATCAAGATATGGAAAGCGCTTTAAAATTAGCATATTCTACTTGGAATGTTACTCCAATTACTCATATGTCATCATCTAAATATATTGAAGATAAAAAGAGTATTAAAACTGCGCATGCTGACTATTTATATGAAGAGATACAGACATTTGGATTAGATTTTGATACTGAAATTGAAGCTAAAGCTAAAGATCTCGCTCTCTTTAAGTACATAAGTGATTTTAATTCATCACTTTAAAGTTAAATTTTCTATCTAAAAGAAAATTACTTACTTTTACTGCATATACTTTAATATTTATAAACTAACAAAAACGTTTAAATTATGAAAAAATCACTAGTTTTAGTAATTTTAATCGCCTTTTGTGGATTATTTCTATGCTTTACTGATTCTAATATTGAAAAATCAAAAGAATTAAATAAAGAAAATTTATATCAGGCCATTAAAGAAATGAATATTATCCATCCAGATATTGTATTTGCTCAAATAATGATAGAATCTGGAAATTTAAGTAGTGCATTGACTAAAAATAATAATAATTTTTTAGGAATGAGATTTGCACATAAAAGACCAACTACTGCGCTTGGATCTAAAAAAGGTTATGCAATTTATAATGGTTGGTATTCTTGTATTGAAGACTATTTATTATATCAGAATTGGATTTTAAAAGATAGAACATTTACTAGAAATCAATATCTTGCCTATATTCAAAAACAATATTCTCAGTCTTCAAATTATAAAAAGAGTATTATTAGAGTATTAAAAGAAAATAAAGACTTTATAAAAGTACAAGATTCAATATTTGAAAGTCAAAGATTATGATCAAAATAAATTCAATATCAGAAATTATCTCAAATTTAGGAGACAAAAAAAGAATTATCTTAGTTGGAAAAGCCGCATCTGGTAAAGACTATGCAAGAATTGTACTTGAAAAAATAGGATATCCATATCAAATATCATATACTACTAGACCACTAAGATCAAATGAGAAGAACGGGGTAGATTATTGGTTTGTATCTAAAGATTGGTTTTTGAATATGGAGTTTTGGGATTATTTTTATGAGTCTGTAGAATTTAATACTTGGCATTATGGTACATCAAGAGAACAGATGAATAGGTACCACTGTTGTTTTATCATGACTCCTTCAGGAATATCTCATTTAAATGAAGATGATCGTAAAGATAGCTTGATTGTATATTTTGATATACCTTTAGAAATTAGAAAGCACAGACTAAGCCAGCGTTCAGATGCAGATACTATAGAAAGAAGACTTGCCGCTGATGAAGAGGACTTTAAAGATTTTAAAAATTTTGACTTAATTATTACTGATCCAAATTATAAATAAAATCAAAATCAAATGATAACCTACAAAAAAGATGATAGAGTAATATTCTCAACTCTAAAAGGAACTGTAAAAACGGGGTCTATAGTAGATGTAGATACTCGACAAATTCAAGATGAATATGAAGACTTTTATAAGATCATTCTTGAAAATGGAAAAATTCATTTTGTTGATACGCATCACATTATAAGTAAACTATGATATCAAACTATAAAAGTCTTCTAAGAATAGGAGATGAATTATATGAAATTTTAAGAACTTTTTCAATTGAATATTTTTATAATAAAGAAAAATTATTAGTAAATAGTGCAATTGATCTATGGAAAGAACATTTATGTGCCGATTTTGTAGTAAAAAATACCGAAAGGTTTCTTTTTTGCAAAAAAATTGATACAATTGAATTTGAAATGATAAATACTGACGTCATTTTAGCAAACTAAAAAAATTTATGTATATTTATAATTAAAAACTTATGACAGATAATTTCGATTTACAAGGTTGGATGCGTAAGCAAAGACAAGGTCCTTACACAGGTCCAAAAGGTGCTGAAAAAGTAGCGCTTACATCTTCAAAACCAAAATCTAAGACAGGTCTAAATGAAGGTCTTATGGGTATGATTGATCTTCAACCAATCAATGGTATTATGAGAGAAGAAATGGACGAAGATTTTGATACAGCAACAACAGCAGAAGTATATGTATCACCTTCTGGTGAACATGAAGCTACAATTGAATTTAACGGTAAAACTGCTAGAGTTATAGAACGTACTGGTGAAGATATTGATAAATTCTGGAAGATGATTGCAAAGGCTGCTAAAAAAATGGGTGCAACATATATACATTCAGAAGAAAATGATCCTGAGACAGAGAGCATAGAAGATATTCTTTCAAGTTCTATGAATGAAGATCAAGAAATGGATGAAGTCATGGGCCACGACCTTGATAAGAAATGGGAGGCTATTCCAGTAGAAGAAAAAGAAGAAATTCTTGATTCAGTAGATTTCTCAGAAGAAGGTCTTGCTGATTATGCTTACATGTCTTGGAAAATGATTCCTGAAGAAGTTCGTGAAGCCATAACTGATAAAGTTGCAATGGCTAAGATTACTGAACCTGAAGAAGATGAAGATGAAAAGATCGCTAAATTAGCTTCAAAGAATGTAAAAAAAGGCGATAAAATGATAAAAGGTCTAAATCCAGACAAGGATATTCATGATCTTATCTATGGTGATGATGAGGATAATTTATATTAATATTTAAATTTAAAATTTATGTATATCATACTTTTAATTGGAACTCATATCTTAGCCGCTGTTATTGGTGCTGCTATATATGCAATTAATACTTTAAAAATAAAAAATACTGTAGAAGATATTAAAAAGACAGGTAGTAAACTTGAACTTTTAAAAGAAGATATAGTAAAAGAAATTAAAAATACAGAGACTTTATTGGAGTCTAAAGCTAAATCTGAAGAAAATAAAGCATCTCAGATTATAAGTAAATTATAGGAAATTTAGCTTATTTTAAATTAAAAAATAAATCCTCAGTTTATATAGCTGAGGATTTTTATTATGATATGATTGATATTGGCTGTGCGTCTTTTCTATAAAATTTACCTAGAATATTTTCACAGTAACTATCTACATGTAAAACTTTATATTCAAATTGATAATAGACTTCATAATACGACATCTCTTTTTTAGATTCGCATATTCGTATGATCTCTCTTTTAAAATTTTCTTTTCCTAAAACTTTTACATCTTCTAAAAGAGGTTTACAACTTCCAAAATACGACTCCCAATTGCTCTCTTTTATTACTACTTTTTTCTTTGGAATTCTACCTGGTTTATCCCACTGTAGTGATTCTTTTTTAGTAAGTGGTTTTTTAATTTTATTTTCTAAAATCTTCTTTCCTATATAGAATTTTCCAGTTTTTATGTTTGTAATCTTATATATAAATCCAATTGTCCCTGATGGAAATTGATCTATATTTTCTACAATCTCATTATTTAATAACCATTTCATATTTTAAGAATCGTATTTTATTATAAATGTAGTGTCTGTATGTCTTGATATAGGGTAAGGAGTGCTTAATTTACCTACTGCAAGAAGTTCATTTCTTGAATTATAAAGACCTACTGTAGTCGCATAGGGCATAAAATCTGATCCAGAAACATTATCATTTAACGCACCAATAGATCCTGATTTTATAGCTGAAGGATTTAAAGTATAATTAAAATCATTCTCATTTACATGACATCTCACTTCTGTTTGATAAATAGTAGTTTGAGAATTAAAAGACATTGTAAAAGGAAATAGTGTCATATTAAGAAAGATAAGAGCCTGATAAAAATGAGTATACATCTGAAATTTCACTAGATGATAATCTTCTATTATATATTAAAATGGCGCCTATGTTTAATGGAGTCTGTCCTATATATAATGATTGTGAAGCTGGGAATAGAGATGTATTATTATATGGTGATGTAGATATAAATCCACTAGAAGAATTATTAATAGATGAACTAATTTCTGTAGAAGCGGGTTGTGTAATATCTACTATATCTGTAAAAATATAACTAGTATTATCACTTATATTTTTATATGATATATTTGTTCCAGAATCACCTATTAAATTTGTTTGTATTCTATATGGAATACCTGGAAATCCATTTGAGAATTGATCAATAATATTAATACTACTTGTATATGGTGATAATTTTAATATAGTATTTGAAAATGATGCTGTTGATGTAATTAATGGTTTTTTAAATACTATAAATACAGTTAAGGCAGATGCGCCTTCACTACCACTCATGTAATTATAACTTTTAAATCCATTATTAAATGATCCGCTAGTAAGAAAATGCACCCCTGGTTGTGAATTAAATACAGATGAAGATAATATAGGTGGCACTATATTTCCATTGGGGTATAAATCATTTCCATATCCACTTTGATCATACCACACTTTAACACTATTTGAACCATCACCAGCTAAAGAAATTCCTATATTAGAATAATATTCTCCAATCAATCCATCTCTCACTGTTAACCAATTTGATTGCATAATTAGATCTACATAGTCAGGGTTTGTAATTATAATTATTCCTTGATTATATAAAATATTACCTACATGTACAGGTATATTACCATCAATAAGATTACCATTACCATCATCTGATATACTATAATGTATACCTCCATCATTAGAATTTATATTAAATGTATTCTTTGCTATATTTTCACCATATAATGATCTTGGTATGGATATTACTGTTACTTTAGCATCAGAAGCAGTAGGAAAATATCTATAATCATTATTTTCATATAGCGTTCCTGAAGCAGCTGTAGATTGTGGATAATATTCAAAGCCACTTCCAGTATTTAAAAGAGATCCAGAAATATACTGCATATAGAATGAATTCTGGACTGATCTATATAATAGAAATGAGCTTGGGTAGCCACCAATTGGTGATAGAGGACCATTAATTCCTTGCGCTATATTAATACCATTATTTGAAAATGATGAACTTACATAAGAATTATTATATCCTACTACTTTTATAGGAGTAACAGTAATATCAGATGCTTTTAATGTATTATAACTTCTTCCCATTTTATAATTTTACCAATCTATCTTAACACGTAGTAACATTTCTTTTGTAAAATCTTTAGTAAGAGGTTTACTTAATTTTGCTACTGCGAGTAAATCACCATTATTATTATATAAACCCACTGTAGTAGGGAATGTTTGTGGACTATTTACTAGAGTTGGATAGATCAATTGACCACTAGATCCAGAAAGATATGAAGGATTATTACTATAATTATATTCTCCATTTTTAACTCTCACAAATACATAATTTGCTGATATAGTCTCTTGAGAATTAAGCTGAAAGCAAGTTCCTGATTTTATAGCATTGTATAAATTTGTATTATTTACTGAAGATGATGGTAGACCTGAAGAATAAGATCCAGAATCTATGCTAAGACCTATTCCACCACTCGCAGCAGGTAATTGAAGAGCATCTGGATTTAATATTAAAGTACCTATATCTGGTAAAAAAAATCCATAAGATCCTGATACAGTCCAACCTAGAGTAGATGAGCCATTGATCATAGTAGAACTTGCTTGACCATATGATCCTGATATTAGATTATAAACCCTGCCACAGTCTTTATATGTTATTGTTTTATTTTGATTTTGAACATCTACACTATCATCTGTAAGATTTATAGTAGTACCGCCATTAGTTAGACTTAATTTAGTAGTACCAGGAAATATACTTTCTTTATATAGATTTCTATTTATATTTATTGCAAAAATATCATTTGATGCAGAATTTAGACCTCCAAAATTAAATAGTTGAGTCTCATCTGCATATACTAGATTTCTGTATTGACCATATGTAGTCCTTGACGGGCTCATATTTGGCACAAGCGGATTATATTGCTGACTACCTAATCCATTTATATTGCCATATGCGATAGAGAACTGTATTGTTGCGCCCGAAGCAGTTGGGTTTGTATTATATACATCTAAATAAAATTGAGGCGCAGGAGACTGATTTGATGCGCTTATCATATTAACTGTAGTCAAAGTTGGTAGACCTGTTGACCACATTGGTTGAACTACTGAATCTGAACTTACTACGAAGTCTGTTGTATCTAATGCTGTAAATGACATATTATATTATTAGCTTTGAGTTATTGTTACTGGTATTGAATATCTTGCACCCGAATCACGACCTACTATAGTAAGTATTGTTTGTAATGTAGAAGTAGAACTTGATCCAAATAGAGATTTTATAGTAGTAGCTGTCATATTTAAAGTAGTACCTATTACTGTCTTAGATACATTTGTACCTATAGTTGTAGTACTATTTAATGAAGTGGCTTCTGGAGTATTGATACCGACACCTGTAAATGAAGACATTGTACGAACATCACCAATTGTAAATTGATACCCAGATGTTTCATAATAAGTACTAGATCCATTATAATTTGCAGTAGATGGTGTAATACTTAATGGAGAACCAATTACTAGAGATATATTACCTGGTACAGAACTTATAACTGGAATTGCACCCGTACCTCTAGGTAAAGTTAAAAGTTTATATTTCATTATCTCCTGATCTTCTGGAAATGCTTGAATAACTGGCATTGCCTGTATTGCTTCTCCATAAAATGCAGAACCAGATGGATGATAAGGATTATAAAGACTATAATCTACTTCATCATCTGCAAGACTAAATTGTGTGATCTGAAAGCTTCCGTCATTTCTTGCTAAAAGTTCTCTTCCTTTTTTTGTTAAGATGGCGTCAATAACCACCGATGTACTGTCTAAATAAGCCATTTTATTTTATATGCTTTTATGTTTATAAATATATACTACTAGTAGTTTAATAGCGCAGATTGTATAGTTGCCTGTAAAGTATTTATATTTTTATAAATATTTGGAGATAAATTCTCAGGCACTGCAAATCCATATGAAGTTTCTCCTGGTCTTTTTCTTCCTTTTACTATTATAGTTGTCTCATCTGGTCTTCTTTTTACAAATACTATTTCTTTATATTTGTTTATATTACTACCAGATATAAATCCAGGAAGAGGTGGATATAATGATAATGTCTTAGGTAAACCAGAAATGGCGGTAATTAATCTTTTTATTGGATATATAGATCCTGAAGGTTGATTTACATCTTGACCATTATAATAAAATATAATATAATCCCCTGGATCAATTTCTGTAGTATAGTTTATATCTCCAAATTGACTATATAATGATGATGTTGGTACACTTGGGTTTGTGCTGGTATATGATGGATTAAATTCAAGACCTGAATTAAAATATTGATCCATTCTAGAAGTAAGCTGTACGCTATCTAAAGTAGATGATAAGCTTGAGGTATTAAATAGTATATGCGACGAGGTTGTAGTATCTATACATGCCATAGCTGTACCTGCAATATAGCTAAAATTTTGAGAAAAAGAATTAATATATAATTCAACTATAGGCTCAACTAATCTAGTTGTTAATTTTATAAATATTTTATCTGTTGTAGATAATAGTACATTATTTGAATTAACAGACAGAGTAGTAGGTAGAATTGTTCCTGAAAAAGGATGAATTGGACTTGCAGTTTGAATCCAAGAATTACTTGCAAGTACTGCACCTTCTATAAACCCGTGTGATGATATACTACCTGATATAATTTGTAAAGTTAAATTAATACTTGATGTTATATATAATGGAGCTACATCTCCTACAGTTCCTTGAAATAAAATACTACTGTTAATATCATAAATACCACTTTGAGGTGGGGTAAAATATGACCCAGTTATATAATTATAAGTTGATCCACTTGAAAATGCAGTTAATAAAGAATCTGGATCATTCATTATTTGATTTGCATCCCATAAACTAATATTATAATTATTATAAGATCCAGTTCCAGAAAAAGAACCTGATGGAATCATAGGCATTGATGTAGGTATAGTTGAATTTGGTTTATTTCCAGGTATATAATATAATGATGAAAATAAACCAGAAGCCAATATAGAAGCATTTCCACCAGAAAGATTCTGTATCGCTGTATCTTGTGCAGTATAACATTCTGAAGTAGAACCTGACTGTCTATACCAATATGGAGGATATGAATATCCACTTTCAACTATATTAAACTGAGCATCTAAGTATTTTTGATTACTAAATTGAGTAGCATTAAATTGTTTAATTGTAACTGGTCTACTAGCTTTATATATATTTTGAAAATAAATCCAGTTATTATTCTGTAAATTAAGTTCTTCAAGTCCTCCAGAAATATCAGCAAGATACCCCATTTTAAGTACCATTTGATCAGGAAAATATGAACTTGATTCTACACTAGTAAAAATACCCGTAAAATCAGTATAATAATCTGCTGCAGGATTGCTTCCGTAAGAGGAATCTCCAGGAGTATATACATTATAGGTAGCACTTATACTTTTAGCCCCATTATATTTTGAATTAATAGAACTCTGTAAAGAGTAATTATAATCTTGTACTTCTGCAGCCATTCTACTACCAGTATATGGAGTTAAATTTTCATATAATCCACAAGGGGAATTTGAAGATATAACTGAAATAGCTCCATCAGAATATGCATAAATAGACCCAGATCTAACACATACGAATAAATCTCTATAGCCATAAGGATATTGATATCCTGAATTAGTTACATATTGACCATCACATGTTGTATAATTTAATATCCAATTTCCAAAAATAGTAATAGTCTGAAGAGTATAACATGTTTTAGTTATTGGTGCTATAGGAGGATCACAATAAGATCCTATACTTGAAGTTATATTAGTTGTTGGTGATAAAGGATCAATACTAATACTTAGAGCATCTATACATTTTGGAGTAGTAGATGATTCTGCAGGTATTGTTAAACTATGAAATGATCCTGTACAATCTTGGTAATTTACAATTGCTGATAGTGATGTATCATTATTTGTAAATGATACATTTCTACAATTTAAAGAATACGGATAATTTGAAAATACTGTACCACAAATTCCTAATGTAGTTAGAGTCAATGTTGCAGAATCAGTTGGTGGATAAATTATAAAAGTATTTGGAACTGCGCAAAATGAAGTATTAGAATTTGTATCTAAATTATTATATATGATAATTCCCGTACTACAATCTTGATAAGAATAACTAACTGCATCTATAGTAGTTGATAATGTATAATTATAACAATTTTCTCTAAAACAACTTTGACATCCTGATTGGGAAATTAAATTAGGTAAATTTATTGGTTGATTTATTCCATAACTATATTCTGCCTCATTTATAATATTTGATTTTACAGAACTACTTACATTATTATATATACCACCATAATTTATACCAGAAAACATAGAAGAACAAGATCCACTATCTGTAATTATCATATAAGAAGGACCTCCACCTGCGCTGCCAGAATTTATACATCCTAAATGATATGTTACTCCACTTCCTACAGTGTATGTATGAGAATATCCCATACAATCATACCATCCTATAGTATGAGGATTAGAATCAGTATTTTTTACATATGTATCTACACAATATGGATATATGCCATTTGAAGATACTACTGGAGAAGTATAAGAAGAATAGTCTATTTGATCAAATGGAGAATAATTAGCAGATATTTCTGATCCACCAAATTCTCCAGTGTATTTTTCCCAACTATAATTATTCACAGTATTTACTGATGCATATGAGAAATTTGCACCACTTGGATTAGATAAAGGAACTACTTTAAAAGGCGTAGAAGTTTTATTATAAGTAGAAAACTGTATTAATCCACCATCACTACCAGTTACAGTACTTGTCTCTATAGATTGAGAAAAATTAATACTTGAATCTATTTCAGGTTCATTTCTAGCATACTTATTTCTTTCTAATACATGAGATTTTACAATTAACCCTTTGGATAAATTTGTTCTAGCTGGTACAAAATCTTGTACTATTTTAAATAGCGTATTATTATAATATTTTAAAAGTCTAATATATTCATATATATTATGAGTATATGGTAGTCCATTATTACTACTTAATAAGTCTGAAAATACAAAATTTCTAAAATCATTTAATTCACTATAGCTAGATGAATATTGATCTATTGGATTTCCTATATATGTATCTATTATAAAAGGAAATGCATATCCACTTAAAGATGCAGATACTATTGTTGAATTTATTTCATCAGAAGGCGAAAATCCAAATTCTAAATTTCTTGAATTTAATCTATATGAAGAATTATCATATGATTGTAAGGTAGTATATGGATTTAATTCTTGTGAAATTTCTGAAATTCCAGGTAATGATATTTTATTATCATTTATATAATCTAATCCAGGTTTAGTAAGATCATATGTATAATTTCCTCCAAATTCATTTATTTCAAGAATTGAATCAGGAACTCCAAAAATATTAGTGAGTGCTTTTATACTCTCTCTTGTGCCTTTAGTTTTATAAAGATATGGTATATTATGATATAATCTTTTATATAATTCTTTTTGTATAGAATCTGCAGCTAAAGTACTTATTGATGAAGTAACATAATTATTTATATTTTCAGATCCTGTTGGTGGAAGTAATGATCCATCTTGATTTATACCAAAAAGACTATAATATAAATTATCAGAAATATTTGTATTTGTATATAGAGTTAAACCTAAATTAATAAGAGCGTCAGCTACTAAATCTGGAGATATTCCTGTATTTGGATTATTAGTTGCATTAAATCTATTTGTAACATCTTTGTAATACAACCATATATTATCAAAAAGCTGAGCTACCATATTAACAAAAGTTATATATGGCGTATTATTACTATCATCTTGTATATATTGAGGTACTACAGCGCTTAATATATCTTTATTTGTAGAATCATAATAAGAAGCAGAATATAAAATACTAATTCCGGTATTACTTGGAAGAGTAGTTTGAGATCCTAACCAATTTGTAGCCTGAGATGATGTTACAGAATATAATATATAGGGTTGAGTAGAATTAGTTTTTGGCCATGCAAATGCTCCAGATGTATAATATAAATAATACTCATAATTATCAAAATTAGTAATAATATCATCTATATTATTTTGTAAATTAATTATAGAAGAACTTACTATAGTATTAGTAATGCCACCTGCTATAGCTAATTGCTGAGCTATTTGATTATTATAATTTTCTATATTTGTTATTTTTTCAACAAAATTATTAATTCTCGCAGTCGCACTTGAGAAATGAATAAAATTAGAAAAATTAGTATAATCTACATTTATTGATATAGATTTATCTTGATAATAGCTCATCATTTTTTGGAAAGAGCTACTAACAGAAGTAGAAAACATACTTGAGTATGTATAATATGGAGTGCTTTGTCCTGTTTGTTGATTTATATTTACATTAAAATTTGGACCTCTTAGTGCATTTTGTTGTATTGTTTGAACTGATTCAACTTGAATATCTACATTATATGTTACATTTTCAGCTAATTTTTCAACTATCCAAAATTGATCTTTATCTCCATAATCAAATGGCAGAGGCTCATATAATTTTATAAGTAAATATGATCCATCAGCATCTTCAGTATAGGCTACATTTACTGCAATTATAGTTTTATTATTTCCAAAATTTAAATAGAAATCATTATAATAATTTAAACTTGCAATATATGCTTGATACTGATTATATCCAGAAAGAATACTTGTATTATTTATATTCTGACTTGCTATTTTAAGCTCAGTTCTACTAGGTGATATTTCTTTAATCCAATAAAAATTACCATATGAAGAATTAAATAGATTTCTATGAAAATTATATTGAACATTAAGAGAACCTCTATCATATCCTCTTGCAGCTAAATCACCTTGAGGATCTAATGTTATAGCATTATGTAAACCAGTTGATGGATTTATTCCAGGACCTGGATTATATGATGTCATATTGTATACACTATCTATAAGATTTCCGTTTAGATCATAGATAAACATTTCTATGTAATCATTTGGATCTCCAAATTTAGTATAGATAAAATTGCTCGTAATCAGAGCATCATCTTTTGAATTATAGACTTGAGATTCTATCCCAGAACCCGCGTATTTTATATTTACTATATCAGCCATTATGATAATTGTGAAATATTAAGATATGTTGAATTTAATTGTATTAATTGCTCTCTAAGAGAATTTATTTCTTCTATAAGAGCCTGTTTTTCTTGATCTGCTACAGATCCGCCTATATATTGAGTACTTTTTTCAACTAGGTATGAATGTGAATTTATAGATCCTGATACTGGTATATCAAAAAATAACTGATCATAGTAATTAAAAAAATCAGCTACTGATACAGTTGATGCTGATCCAGTAATAACAGGAGTAACTAGTTCAGAAAATGAAATATCTACTACTTTAGAATAGGTATTTATTCCTCTAACTTGTTTTATTAAATTTACATCTTCCATTATCTAGTGATTTTAAATTGATTATTACTATCAATATCTATAGATTCTCCACTAGGAAGATCTACTCTTATAAGTATTTTATAATATCTTTCAGGTTCTAATCCAGACATATAAATTGGAAAATAAGATCCCGATGAACTACAACTGATTTTAGTGTACTGAGTATCAAAATCTATAACCATCTCCTCAGTTTTAACATCTTGTAATGCCCAATATGATGTTTGAGGTAGAGCCTCATTTACTGTGTATACTGATGATGTTACAAATGATCTAGTTGGGAATTTATCTCTTACTGATACATTAAAAATATATTTTTTTGTATCATTTTTAAAACTTCCTACATTATTACTTAATTTAACTACTATATTACTATTATTTGCTACAACTAGACTACCAGTAGAATAATTACTATCATCCCATTTAAATTCTAAAGTAGGTGGATATATAGTATGTGTATCTAAACTAAAAAAGCTTAATCCTATTAAACTATTTGGGTTATCTTCAACTCCAGATGGTAATTTTACAATAAATCCATGATTTGTAGTACTGTCTGAAACCCAATTTTGAACAATAGGAGTAACATTTACATTAAGGTCTTTATTATCTTTATATTGAAAACTTTGACTTATTTGTGAAGTAGTAGTAAATCCGCCGCCGCCTATAGTTAAATAGTAACTTGTAGCCCAACCAGTATCATAAGAAGAAGAGTAAGATCCACTATTTGTCCAACAAACTCCATTTGTAACTACTGGATAATCTTGTTTTTTTCCAGTACCCATAGACCAATCAAAAGAAAGTTGATCAACTAAAAGAGTATATGGCATGCTTAAATTTTCAGCATTTGCTAAAAATAATCTTAAATTTGAAATATACGATCCTGATATAAGAGACATAACAGAACTTATATCTGAATTACTAAATTTTATTAGAGTTCTTCTAATATCATCAGCAGTATTTGACTCTGCTATAGAAAGTGCGACCTGTGAATTAAAGCACCCTACTTCTAAGATCTCATCAAGACCTGTATTTTGAGAAGGTATAGATGAGTATATTGTAGCATCTTGAGTAGGAAATATTTTATATACTGCCATTTTATTTTATTTTTTCTTTTATATCTTTTATATGTTCTAAAATATCTTCTAGATGTTGATGATTATGAGAACTTATTTTTTCTATAACTTCTATTATTTTATTTAATTTATCTATTTCTATAGAGTTTAATTTTATTATAATATTTTGAATTTCTTTTTTATTATTTAAATTAACATTATGATCTACTTCAGCATTATGTCTGTCTCTTTCATTTTGTCTATTTTGTGCCATCATTATGATTGGTGCAGCATAGGCCGCTTGAGTAGAAAAAACAAGATTTAGTAGAATAAAAGGATATACATCCCAATGATAACACCACCCTACTACATTTAATATCATCCATATTGCTACAATAAAGGTCTGAATAATTATAAATTTCCAAGATCCCATACCTGCTGCAACACTATCAGCTAATTTTTGTCCAAAACTTCTTGATTCTTCAGATAATTTATGCCAATTCATATTTTTATATTATAAAGGTACAACTCTTCCAGATATATCAGTATTTGGATATTTAACTTCAAATATAGAAGGATCTAATGAAGGATATATTACTTCATTTATAGTAGCGCCTGGTATATCATAACTATAAGGAGAATATTGATCTCCAGATAAATTTGATATAGTCACATTTTTAACAGTTACTACTCCATCTACTCCATCTATAGCAGTGTATAAATTACTTAATATTATTGGCTGATTAATTTGCCAATTATCAATATTAAAAAAGTTTTGTACTGCTAATATACATCTTGCTAATACATCTTGTGGATTATAATGTGTTTTTATTGAAATATCAAAACTAACTCCAATGTTGATAATATATCCTGGTTTTATATTTATGGCATCAGTTAGCATTCTATAATTTTGCAAATAAGTTGCTAAATTATTAATTAATTCATTTGATGCTTGTGTAAGATTTCCATTAGAATCTAGACTTAATGCATATAAAGTAATTAGAATTGGATCTCTTTCTGAAGGATCTTTTGAAGTATAATTACTAAATGTAATATCATCTTTTGTAATATAGGCTTTTGCAACTTTACCAAATTGACCTGGCATGCTTAGTGCTCTAGAAAGATAGTCTTGTTGTGTTACTGCTCTATATTGAGTTTGGAATTCTCCCATAGAATTCATTCTGATTTCTTCTGCAGTATCACCATCTCCTCCTCCAGTTGCTGGATTTGGATTATTAGTTACTATAGTATTCTGATAAGATGTATTTATTCCAGTAACTGTATATGATATTGGTTGAGTTAATTGATTAGATAGTACATTTGCTGCAGCACCACCGCCAACTAAATATGAAATTGTAATAGTTGTATTTGCAGGAGCTAGTCCATATGTTTGAGTAGTTACAAAATTAGTAGGATCAAATGCAGTTCCCATTTGACTTAATCCTCCAGGTGCTAGACCTACACTTATTGAATTTGGATTTGGAATATAATTTGAATCTGCATTTGAATTAACACCTGCTCCAAATTCTATAGAAAGAGTATTATTAGATTGAAATCTTGAGGTAAATCTCCTATTCACTGTATTTTTTTGCATCAAATATGGAACTTGATTATTAGTTGAGGGGTCTGTATTTACAGATCCACTTAAAATATAATCTTGAGCTAAATATGGGACTTCATACCAATTATTACCTTGAGAATCTACAGCTGATACTATTGAAATTATATTTGAATCATTTATAGTAACTGTATTAAATCTTTGAGCTGCTCCAAAAGTAAATGTTGCAGTTTTAATTCGGCCAGATATTGCTTGTCTAGTTTTTTTAAGCAAATATGATTGAGGAGCACCTGTTCCATCAATAGAATATACTGATATATCTGTAGGATCTAGAGAAGATGACATTGTAAAATCTATCCTATCAGGCATATAAAAAACTATATTACTATTTATATTTGATTTTACTTGCATTCCTTCATTTATAGTTAAGGCATATGTAAAATCTGGAACTTGTGAACCACCGACTGTAGTAGCTGGAATTTGTTGATAGACATCTAAATTTACAAGCGCAGTTGAAATGACTTTTGGTCTATATCCTAACATATATGCAAGAGTATATAAATTATTACTTTGCTTTGCATACTGAATAAAAGTCTCTTGAATTTGATTATCTAAATAAAAAGATAGCACATCTCCAATATAAGAAGCCATTTCAATAAACATACTACCAGGAGATGCTTGATTGAAGTCTGTATATACAGTTGGATAATATGCTTTTGCATATTCTATCAAATCATTTTTAAATGAATCAAAATTTTTATTTAAATATTTAATATCTATATTCTGGTCTGCCATTATTAGCTATTTTGAATTTTTAAAGTTAAGCTATCGCTTGATTTTATATTTTTTAAAGTATATGTCAAATCTATCATAATTGAATTTTCATCTGGTACACCTGTAATATTTAAACTAACTACAAGTACATTTGGAAAGTAGGCTTCAATTTGATTACTTATAGTCAATTTTAGACTGTCAAGATCTGCTTGTTCAATTGGATTAAATAATCTTTCTCTTAATCCAGCTCCAAAATTTATATTAAATGGTCTTTCTCCTGGATTAGTCAGCATATAATTTATAATATTATACTTAGTCTGCTCTAATGTAGTATATACTGAAGTAAATGCTGAGGGTGACTCAAAAGGTATAGCTACTCCTAATGCTGTAGAAGGTTTTAGATCTACTATCGGTATTTGTACTGGATTATATGCCATTTTTTATTATTTTATTAGACCTCTACTTAACATAGAATCCATAAGATTACTAAAATCAGGAACAGTATTTACAACTACTGCATCTAAATTACTACTTTTTCTTGCTGTAGAGAGCATTTCGTCTACGCCACCTACTGAAATTTCATTAGGTTGAAAAGGCATTGCATTCCCAGAACCAAAAGAATTAACATCATCACTTGTCATACTTATAAAAGTTTCATTCATAAGACTACTAATAGGATTAGATGTATTAAATATTGGTTGTTGAAGGGTTGCCGGTTTAGTATTTAAAGTAAGTGGCACACCAAAATTATCCTCTAATCTTTCTTTAATAGCACTTTTAGTAGTGGTACTAGGCGCTTTTAGCTCTTTAAGGATTGCTGGCATTTCTTCTCTAATAGCCTTTTGAACTTCTTCGCGTATTATTTTCCTAAATAACTGAGTTTTTGTCATATAAAAATAAATATGTTTACTTTTTAATTTTTAGCCGCTTTTAAATCATTAGTCAATTGAATTCTTTTAGCATTCATTTTATTTTGCACTCCTCTTCTTAATTTTCTTCCACCTTTAGTTTTATTAAAATACGCATTTACTCCAAGTCCACTATCATCATTTTCATTATCTGGAGAGTCCATTTGTTCATCTGGATTATCTTCTGGCATCTCATATGTTAATATATTATCTATTTCTAAAATATTAGAAGCTTGAGTTATAATATCTTGTTGAGCACTTGTAAATGCACTTGGTGAATTTTGTGGTTTTATTAATCCTTTTGTTGCTAAAAGCAGTTTTACTTCATCTATAATTATATTATCATCTGATGCAAATGTTGGAGTAGATTCTACAACTTCAATATTATCTGAATTTAATGCTATGCCAAAACGTCTAGGTATTGTAAGTTTTTGAACTTGTTGATCTTGTATTTTTTCAGTTATTATTTGAATAGTATATCCTTGATATGTATTTGTAGTATTCTTTTGCTTTCCATTGTAATTTTTTATAAATCCGATTATTTCATTATTATTATCTTTTAATGATCTAGAAGTAGCCTCTAAAGAGTCTGCAAGCGGATTTAAAGCAGTATTACTTCCATCCCTTGAACATGATCTTAAATTACTTGCTATAGTATCTAAATCACCTACTATAATATTTATAGCATCTGCTACTCCTTGCAATATGCCTACTATTAAAGAAATAAAAACATTAACTTCATTTAATAAACCCACTGTATCATCTACATATTGCTCTAATTTAGTAGATTTTTTTGCAAATGTAGTAGTTGTTCCTGTAGTGGTATACATATTAGGAAGTGGTAATGTATCTAAAAATTGGATTATTATTTTAAATATTTTAATAAGTACAAGAGAAGTTCTTATTATTAATTTTATAAAATTTAAATATCTAATTATAACTCCCAGTATATTATTGATTGTTTTACTTACTCTATCTATTTGAGAAATTATTTTTGTAAGTTCTTTTGGATTTATGTTATCTACTCCTAATTTATCAATAGTTTTAAATACTCCAGGATCTAGTATATTTGCTGCGTATGTTGCAAGATTAGCTGGTGATGTTAAACCTTGAATTAGTACGCAGGATTGTCTTATTAGAGTAATAGTTTTTAATATCTTATCAATTGTAGTTTTATCAGAATTAGATATTACATTGATATTTGAAAACTTTTTTACTACATCTATAATATAATTATTTATAGTATCTACTTGTGGATAAGCTTTTCTAATCTCACTTGATCCTAAATAATTATCAGTAGTTAATCTAGTTAAATTTGGAGATATTTCAGATATTAGATTAATTATAATTGTAGAAGGATCACTTGCTACTGCATAAGCACTTTCAAAAACATCTATAGATTTTTGAATATCATATGCTAATTTTTGAATTTTCCACTTTGGGTCATTTGGTGGAGGATTCTGACTAGGATTGAATTTATTCTGTATACTTATTTTACCAGCTAAATTTTCAAGAGTATTGATTATAGAACATAGATCTATAGAAGCTAAAATCCCAGTTATATATGCTAAACCATAATCCATAGGATTAGCTGCTTTTTCATTAGAATTAGTACTACTTTTTCCAAAAAATAATTCTGGGAGTTTAGAAGTATAATCTTTTAAAGTTGTCCATATATTTTTTAATACAGCTGATAGACCTGTGGCATTTGTTTTTTTACTATTTTTTAAAGTATTATTAACATGGGTATATTGATCTAAGGCTTTCCTTATTTTTTCTAATTCATCTGATAATCTAGCTAATTGAGTATTCTGAGCCATTATGTTGTATAAGTTGTATTTGATAATACATTATTTAGCATATTACTTATATTATTAGTAGCAGTATTTAAATACGTACCAGCTACTTGTAAACCTGTAAATGATGCTTTTATAGTTGGTAAAGTAGTTCCATCTGATTGACTTAGTGTTGTTGCTAATATAGCTAAACTTTGATTTAATTCAGTTAGTAAAGCTACTAGAGAATTTCCTAATACTACTTGTTCACCCTGTTGTTCAGCTTTATGTCCTAATTCTATTTTTGGAGAATCTATTAAAATTCTCTCTTTTGAATCTAGATTAATAGTACCTATAGAAGATAATCCAATAGTAGCTTTTCCAAATAAATATATTCCATCTTTTCTTGAATGGAATACTAATCTATCTGAAGTTATAATAACTTGACTACCAGAATATGGAAATTGAGGTGTTATCATGATATATTAAATGTGTATTTATCTTGATCATTTGCAGATGCATAATCATTAGATAGTGGTTTTTGAAATATTAATGTAGTAGTTGATACATTTGTAGATGCTACACTTTTTCCATAAGAATTCATTGGGAAATTATCAATATCATCAAGTATTATACTTTGATCTTTTGTTAAATAAATAGATGCGGCATCAGTATTTATATCCTCTACTGTAGTTGAAAATTTATTTACTGGATCGCTGACTTGACCTTGTCCATTTCTAATTATAGTAATAGGAGATCCATTATTTCCAGAATTTGACCATGAATTAAACCCTTTAAATTTAGGAACAGTAGACCCAAATCTTATAGATTGTCCAAATCTGCCTTCTAATATTGAATCACCTTCAAATGGAGTCAGAGTTCTTATATTATCTAATTCAGTAAACGTGTCTCCTTTTGGAAATTCAGGAGGTGTACCAGTACCACCTTGATAATTTGGTTTTGTTGAATATGAATTATAAAATTGAGCCATTTCAGCTATACTAGGCATCACATTATGATTCATAGATCCCCAAAGAGCATATGCCGGCATATAGAATTTACGTTGATTTTCTTTATAATCATTCAATTCTGGGGAAGGCCCATAAAATACTGCAACTATTTCATTTATAAGTGGTAATTGTTTAACAAAACTAAACATAGGATATGCAAAATCATTTTCATTTGCAAGTCTAGTTTGTGTAATATCACCATATACTTTTTCAAATCTTATTTTACCATAATCTGCTGGACTTTGGTAATCTGGATTAGGCGTTTTAGTACCATCTAAATATGGATTTAGCACAATAGATTTAACCCTACCAATAAAGTAGGGTATCCCTCCTGATTTTTTACCTCCAGATCCTAAACTACCTCCTGAACTTGATGACATTATTTATTTGATGTTAGAGTGTGAACTTCTTCAAATAATTTAGCCATATCTTGCTCTGTTAACATTCCATTATCAGATTCATCTTTTTTAGAATCAGCTGCTTTTTGGAATATTTGAACTAGTTTCATTAAAGTCTCATCATTTTTAAGACTTGAATCAAAAAATCCTTTAAGCATAGGAACTATAACTATAGCATCTCCAGGATTTGTTATCATTTCAGAAAGTCTAGTTAATTCAGATTTTAATTTTTTATCTTGTTTTTTATGATTATCGTAGACTTCTTTAACAAGATCTTCTAATTTTTTTCCTTCAAATACTACTTGACTTAAATCAATTGCCATATTTTATTTTTTTATAAATATTCCCCATCTTCATTTTCTATTTTATGATTTAGTAGTCTTTTATATTCTATTTTTATTTTATCAATTACTGGAGTTATAATACTAGATTTAACATCTACAATCTCTTTAATATATATATAAAGAGCCTTTTTATTATTAATTCCTATAGTATCATGTCTTTTTAGTATTAGTGCAAGCGCATCTGCAACTTTAATCTCCTCTTCTCTTTCAAATAAATTAAAGGCATTAATTTCAATATAATCGACTAGCTCATATATTAATGAAACTCTATCAGGTACACTCTCTTGAGGATTTACTATTAATTTATCTATAGTACTCTCTTCAGTATCTATAGTACTAATTTGTTTTTTTTCAATTAATTTACTATAGTTTTTTTTGCAATAAGCTATTAAATATCTTTTTGCTATAGTACCAAAATATGAATATGCCTTACCTTTACTTTCATCATATAAAGATATTTTTTTATGTAAAAAAGATATTACTTCATATTTTAAATCTTCAAGATCATCTACTTCAGTCTGATAAAATTTATATGTATGAATAATATTTTCTACTAATTTATAAAATGCATTGTGTATTTTTGAATTATAGATCTTATTTCTTTCATTTAAATTTTCAGTATTTCTATATACTAAAATAGCGTCTTGAGTATCTAAAGTAAAATAGACATTTTTAGTTTTAGGTTTTCTTTTTCTAGGTTTTCCTTTTTTTGTTAATTCTACACTCTCCATTTAAAGCTTTTTTGTAAATTGCTGAATATTTTCTTGCATGATTTTTACATCATTAAAAAGCTGCTTAAGCTCTTGATCTCCACTAACCCATAAAGTTGAGTCTATTTTTTGCACAGTCTTATCTATACTATCAGCTAATTGTAAAATTGATTTTATAAAATTACTTTGATTTACAATAATTTGCTCAAATTTATAATTTTTACTATATAGATTATATATTACCCACCCCATTGCTAAAAGCACCCAAGATGCTACTATTA